AGCGTGATGGGGTTGTTTGCATGACCAGCGTCGCCGATTTCAATGTAGCCACCGATCTAAAAGTAGAAATGTATTTGCCCTATGAGGCAGACAACCTTTTTATTATCGGCATCTCAAACATTGGCGGCGATGATGTACTAGGCGCATCCACATCATTCATTATCGGTACAAGCCTTATCGGTGGCACCGACATTTTGACGGACCAAACCACCCCAGGATTCGCCTGGCAGCCATTTGAAGCCATCACCAACGCCGTAAACATCAACACCGGCGGCAGAGTCCAATCAAGCCTTTACTACCAGCCAGAAGCCGGCACAGCATCAATCACGATGCAATCCTTAGACTACGATCCGAGCGTAAACAAATCAGTACGCCCAGGCGCAAAGATCCGGGTACGCGTTCAAAAGGGTGCCGTAAACGAAACACTATTCAGTGGATGGATTGACACCATCAATGTTGCCTATGGTGCCGAGGGTTGGAACACCATAAACATAGCGGCAACAGACGCATGGAAGCGAATAGTAAACACCCGCGTAGCAACCTATGACACTACGATCTACCATAGCGGCAACCACGCAACCCCACTAGAAGCAATCACCCTAGCCGTAAACAACGCCGGCTATGTAATGAGCGCATCCAGCCAGCCACTAAACCACAAACTCCCAACCGTATCCAAAACCAATGTGATCGTAAATACCTTTATCAACGATGCACTAAAAACCGGTCTAGGAATCTCATGGGTGGACCAGGATAGCGGCGAGGTCGTAGTAGTGCCACGCCCAACCTATACCACCGTAGCCCCAGCCGGCACCTGGACCATCGGCAACAACCATGGCGATCCATACCATTTATGCATGAGCGACATCAAGGTAGCCGCGGATGGCGATGTTATTTTCAACTCGCTACGAGTAGAGAACAGCAACGATTCCGCCGAGTATGTTGTAAAGGTAGATCAAGATTCCATTGACCTATACGGGCAGATGGCTCTGGATGTGCAGTTGAACACTACCCCCGACGGGCAGTTGGTGAAATGGACTGATGAAGTCTTTAGCCAATCCCCAACCAAGTTGGTGAAAACGGTACAAACACCCGCCATCAACCGCATTGGCACCCTAACCGATGCAGCATTTTTCACACCGGGAACCCTAATCGGCGTGAAGTTTACCGAAACACCATTGAACATTGATGATTATTACAGCGTAGTTAAGGTAAGTCATTCCATCACACCTAACAACTGGATGACTAATCTAGAACTATGGAAGGAGTTTTAACCCATGCCGATCAAGACTTTTCTAAACGGTTATCCACTACCGGCAAGTGATCTAAACACTTACCTGATGAATCAAACGGTAATGACCTTTGCATCATCTACCGCCCGCGCATCCGGTATCGCATCACCATCCGAGGGTATGCTTACCTGGCTAGAGGATTCAAACAAGTACCAGTACTACAACGGCAGCGCATGGGCAGACCTACTCCCGGACACTAGCAGTTTTGCTACTCTCACCGGCACCCAGACGCTAACCAACAAGACTTTGAGCAGCACCGCTTTACAGTCGCTAAACTTTGAAAACGCTTACTTGACCGGTACCGGATTCGCCGGATACACCTACTATGTGAACACCAATGGGCAGGTACAGTACAGCACCGCTAACGCAACCGCGTCGGGTACCGTAAACATTACGAGCGCATCCGGTGTCACCCTGAACAGCGTCATGGCAACGAACCAGACCATCACAATCGTTTTGGCAGTTACTAACGGCAGCACCGCTTACTATCCGAGTGCATGGCAGATTGACGGCAACGCAGTTACCCCTAAGTGGATTGGTGGCACCGCCCCAACCGCTGGTAACGCATCAGCCATTGACCTGTACACCATGACGATCATCAAGACCGGATCTGCCGCGTTCACCGTTATTGGATCCCAGGTTAAGGCGGCGTAAATGCCTTTACTCCAGACCCTTGCAACGGCATCAGCCCGCGGATGGCGGGGTAATGGTGCCGTAGGCGTGTATGAGTTGATATCAACAATTGTACTGGCTTCTAATGCTACCTCTGTAACTTTCAGTATTACTGGAGCGCAACAGGCGGCTTATAAGCATTTGCAAATCCGTGCGGTTGGGCGTACTACGGATGCTCAAGCCTACGCTGATTTGTATGCTCGATTTAATAATGATTCGGCTACCAATTATGGTTGGCATTATATTTCTGGTGTTGGGTCAGGTACTCCTTCTTCGGGTTGGGCATCTAGCCAGACTGGTATTTTCGTTGGGCGTGTAACAGGTAATACTGCGACTGGCTCTAATTTTGCTAGTTCTGTTACTGACATCATTGATGCTTTTTCATCATCAAAAAATAAAGTTACTCGTATGCTTGGTGGTGAAGTTGATTCGTCTTATTATCAATCTTTGATGACTAGTGGTTTGTGGCTTAATACTGCCGCTATTAGTTCGATTACTTTGTTTTCCAATCAAGGCGGAAATTTGATTACTGGTAGTCGTTTTAGTTTGTACGGAGTTCGCGCATAATGGCTAACGCTCATGTTTTGATTGATAGACAAACTCTCGCAACAAATACTAATACTGTGACATTTTCCACCATTCCTGGCACTTATAGAGATTTGCGACTTGTAATTTCTGGCACAATGTCATCATCATCATCACCATCCATTCGTTTTAATGGTGATGCTGGAGCAAATTACAGTTATGTATCTATGTATGGATTTTCTAGCGGTCCTGCCTCGACTAGCACGAGTGGTGCCACCCAAGGACCTTGTGGTTGGATTCCAACTTCACCAACAGGTCAATTCACTTTGACTATTGACATAATGGATTATTCTGCAACTGATAAACACAAAACCTTTATAACTCGTGGTTCTGATACAGGATCATATGTTGATTCAGTCTGTACTCGGTGGAATAATACGGCAGCAATTACTTCTATTCTTGTAACTGGCTATCTTGGTGGCGGAACATATGCTGCTGGTACAACAATGAGTTTGTATGGAGTATTAGCATGACCTATAACTTGATTTCGACACAAACAATCGGTGCTGGTGGCGCAAGCAGTATTGATTTCAACAGCATCCCCCAAACCTATACAGACTTGCTATTAGTAATTTCAATGCGAACCAGCGGAACAAATGTCTATGAAGATGGTCGAATAAAGATCAACGGCACAACCGCCGGATACTCGGAACGAATGTTATACGCTAATGGATCAAATGCTAACACCGCCGGAACATCAAGCACATGGTTCAACTGGTCTGCTGTAAACGGTGGAACATCAACGAGCAATACTTTCAATAATGTTCAGTTGTATTTTGCAAATTATGCTGGTTCAGCCAACAAAATAATGTCAAACGATACGGTCATTGAAAACAATGGCACATCAACAATGATGATGATACATACTGGATTATGGTCTAATACAGCCGCCATTACATCAATCTCGTATACGCCATCAAACGGCACGATCCAGCAATACTCAACAGCAACACTTTACGGAATCAAATAAGGATAAAAATGGCAGAAAAACTAAAGCGACTAGAAGTTAATTGCGCCACCGGTGAAGTTACCGAGATTGAACTAACGGACCTAGAGATCGCCGAACGCAAAGCCGCAGCCGAAGCATGGGAAGCCGAGCAAGCAGCCCGCGAACTCGCAGCCCTAGAAAAAGCCGCTGCCCGCGAAACCGCATTAAACAAACTAACCGCCCTCGGTCTAACCCAGACCGAAGTAGAAGCATTGATTGGATAACCATGGGAAATGTAATCAGCGGTGACTACCCAGCACCAACCACCAACGAGCCAGCACCAAAGCCAACCAAGGCACCAAAGACAGACACCTTGGCGGAATAAATGGCGGACAACGGCGTAAACATCACGCTTGAAGCAATCTATCAAGAGTTGCAAGAAATCAAGCACGGACAGATCGAAACCAACGGCAAGTTGGCGGTACTAGACACCATCCCCGAACGCTTGCGCGTAGTGGAATTGGAACTAGCATCCCTCGCCTGGCTAAAGACTGTTGCCTACGCCGGTCTGACCGCATCAATCACCGCACTAGTAGCCCAACTGATAGGCGCATTTAGCAAATGAAAGCAACCTGGACAAAGCCACAAGCCCCATGGGGATCCCTATTTGGCGCACACGAGGAGTTTAGGCAGCACCCACACCGAGGCGCAGACCAGGTACTAAAAGAGGGTGAACTATGGAAGTTTCCAACCAACGCCCTAGTAAATGAAATCTTTTGGTCTGATGTACTCGGTTGGGTAGTTGAGTTTCAAGACATTGAAAACACTTACATCCAGATCGCACACCTAAAAGCAAAACCAAAAAGTTACAAGTCGGGTGACCGCATGGAAGCCGGCAAGCCACTAGGACTATGCGGCAACACCGGCAGCGCATCCACCGGCGCGCACGGACATTGGGCAATGAGCAAAAAGCCACATCCACATCTACTGCCATACGGTGATTTGATTGACCCTAAAAAGTATTGGGAAGATCGCGTAACCGCGGAACCCAAGCCAACCCCAAAGCCAAAGGTAAAGAATGAAAAGACTAAGTGACCCCGCATTTTGGAACCGGGCAGGTGAACGCGCCATCAAGACTATGGCGCAGTCGGCACTAGCAACACTCGGAACCGCGTCGGTTGGATTGATTGAAGCAAACTGGTATGGTGTTATCAGCGCAGCGGTAATGGGTGGACTTTTATCCATCCTGACCAGCATCGCTAGTAAATAACAGAAAACCAAAAAGATGAGGTTAAAAGATGAGTTTCGATCTCAATGGCTATGTGGATGTAGCCGAACGAATCCGCCTATTTAAAGAGCAACACCCAACCGGGTCGCTACGATGCAAAGATTTGTCATTTGTAGAGTTTGGCGGCAAGTCATGGGTTGTCTATGTTGCGGAAGCGTACCGCAGCCCAGAGGACACCATTCCGGGCATTGGCACCGCATGGGAACCCGTACCAGGCGCAACGCCATACACTCGCAACAGCGAGGTTCAAAACGCCGAAACAGCGGCATGGGGTCGCGCTATCGTCGCATCCCTAGCCGGTGATACCCGCAAGGTTGCATCAGCGGATGAAGTGAAGATGCGAACCACGCAAGAAGCCGATTGGGTAGGTCGCGCCCTGGAACTAACTGGCGTGGATGAACTACGCGCACTTTGGGCATCAGCCAAGCAACATGGCGCATCGCAATCCGAACTAGACCAGATCGCTTTACTTGCCGGGAATGTAGAACGCCCGGCGGGAAAAGATGAAAAACCCGCCGAGCGTCACTAATAGTCTAATGAGTTTTGAAGCAACTAGCGCGGTTTTCGCGCACTCAAAAGCAACCGGCAACCGCCTAACCGTACTATTAGCAATCGCCTGGCATTACCCCAAAGATGCCGGTGAGGGATGTTTCCCAAGCGTGGACCGCCTAGCACGATTCACCAACATCTCCCCAAGAACCGTTTACCGGGCAATCCATGATCTAGAACTAGATGGCGAACTGGAAGTGTTTAGGCACGATGGCGAATCATCTGGCGCAAGTCACCCTAACCGGTATTACATCACCGTAGATTGTGATTTGGAGTATTGCAGCGGGTACCCGAAGCATAACCCTTTACCTGTGGATAAGTCGCCAATAACTGTGGATAACTTTATTTCAATAGGTGACAAATCTGGTATCAATAGGTGACAAATCTGGTATCAATAGGTGACACTGTTGTCACTATAAACATAATTAACCTTAAGTAACTTAATTAACTATCACTACGAAAAGAGAAAAAGATGAACACCATCAACATCACCGCATCAGGCACCGTACAAAACGATGTAGCCGAAAACCGATTCGCCAAAATCAAAGTACAAACCATTGGCAGTTACATCAAAAACGGCGAGCGCGTAACCAGCGAACGAACCTACTATGTAGCCATTTGGTTCACTAACCCGGTAAACCTGAAAGCCGGTACAGAGATCACCGTAACCGGCGTAGACGCATACCGCCTAAGCCAGCCAAAAGAGGATGGGCGCGTTTTCATTGACCGTGTAATAGCCGATGCCGAACTGGTACCAGGTGAAACCATCACTTACGAGGATGTGCCATTTTGATTACCTTTGCGGTAAACGGCGTACCAAAACCGCAGGGATCTAAAACGATTCGCAGCATTGGCGGCAGGTCATGGCTAACGGAAGCAAGCCCAGAGGTCTATAAATGGCGCGATACGGTCCGAGAAACCGCTAAACGGGTATTTATACTAAACGGCTTGCAAAAGCCCCTAGACGAGCCGGTAGAGATCGAAATAACCTTTTACCTACCAAAACCCAAGACGGTAGATCGGCAACAGCCAGCGGTGAAACCCGATCTGGACAAACTAATCCGCGCCGTAAATGATTCCATCCAAGGCATTTTGGTAGTGGATGATTCCAGGGTATGCCGCATCGTAGCCGATAAACGCTACGCGAAACTAGGCGAACCCGGCGTGATCATAACCATCCGGAAGTATAACGATTTGGTAAACGAAAGCGTCATGGACAAACTATTAGCCGACACCATGGGAAACTACTAACGAGGAAAGGAAAAAAGATGAAATACCTCGCAACCATCCCAGCACTAACCATTTACGGAATCACCTGGTACCTGGCACTCAACCCAGAAAACCTAATCCAAGCCGAATACGCCCACACCGTAGGCATCATTGCGGGTGCAATCTGGTGGATCCTAACCGCAACCGGCGCAATCGCCCTGATCAGATCGGCGCGGTAATGAACCAGAGCGAACCTTTAGTAACCGATAACATCGAACTCGCGTTCAATGAGTTTCACCTAAACCACCCAGAGATCTACGCCGAACTCGTATCACTAGCACGATTCTGGCGCAACGAAATCGGCACCACCGTAGCAATCGCCACCATCTACGAACAGTTGCGGTGGAAAATGTCATTTGTAGGCGTAATGGATAAAAGCGGATTCAAACTAAACAACAACTATCGCGCCCTATACGCCCGCCTAATCATGGAAAACGAACCAGACCTAAAAGGCATATTCAACCTACGCGAACGAACCACAAAAAGATTGGCAGAAACCCGATGAACAACACCGCCTACAAGCAAGGCATAGTAGACACCATCCAGCGCGTCACCAACCACTTAGAAGCCCGGCTACACGATCTAGACGAACCAACCAACCGCAACATTGGCGCACTAGGACTAGCCAACGATCTAATGGACCTACTACAAGGCATGATCAACGAACTAAAGCCATGCGAATACTGCCTAGATAACCCATGCCGATGCGACGCAATAGACGCACAACGCGACTACGGCAGACCCGAAACATGGGCAGGTAATGACTACTAAAGCCCGACACCGACAAAACGCCCGCCCCTGGTATCCGATTGCATGGTATTACAAATGGCTAAAGCACAAGAGTTATGCGATGTTGCAGACTGTACAAGAGAACACTATTCGCGCCGCCTATGCCTCAAGCACTACCAAGTCGAATGGCGCAGACGCCAAAAAGACCCCGACTTCCGACTCCTAGAAGACGCACCCTTTGACATCCAAGACTATTGGCTATTCGTACAGAAAGAACTAGGCATAAATGGCACTAAGCCCAAATGACCACATCGAGGACATCGCAGACCGAGAAGTAATCGCCCGCGCCCTACGCCTACTAGATGATAAAAACCTAGTATGGTCCAGCGATTTCGAACTAATCCGGGCATGGCTATCCACCTACTTCCAACTAGAAGTAATGACCAGCCACCGCATACCAAGACGGGTAACATACCTAGCCGAACGCATCATAGGCATACAGACCCATGGCTAACTGGCACGACTCAACCGAATGGAAGCGAGCAAGAGCAAACGCTAAAACCATCCTTGACCCAGTATGCGCCCAATGCGGCAAACACCTAGAGGGTAAAGACTGGACCATAGACCACATCATGCCACCCCTAGACGGTGAACCAGATCACTCAATAAGCAACCTACAATCAATGTGCCTTAGTTGTAACGGGCGCAAACAAGACAAAGTATTTACCCGGCAAAACTGGATAAATCCGAGGTGGAAATAGCCCCCAAAACACCCCCTAAAAAGCCCCTAAAAAGGGCATAAAAACACCCCCCATTTTTTCTGGGGGTGCGATTTCACCCCGCGCAGCCTCGCTTTTTTTCAAAAACAGTCAGATTATTTGAGATTGGATAAACATGGTTTTCGAAGCCACCAAGATTTGGTTGGATAGCATCCAACTACCAGCGGATGCGAGCGTACTCGCCGGTCTAGCCTTACGCCTGGCGCAATCGTTCGATGATGATGGGCATACGAGTACCGCCGCCGAACTACGCAAGACCGTTTTGGAGATCAAGCGGCTTGCCGGTGACCAGACTGCCGTAGTGGATCCAATCGCCGAGATCCTAACCCGCTAATGCAACTGCCCGCCCGGTACACTCCGCCGCTATCACCCGATTTCATAACCGACGGTGACACGCTAATCAAACTCGCGGGGGTCGCATGGACCAGCCCCGAATCAGCCGGGCGCAACATCGAACTTGATGAATGGCAGAAATGGCTATTGCGCCACATCCTTGAACGCTACCCGGAAGATCACCCAACCTACCCCGGCAGGTTGCGCTACCGTCAAGTAGTCGTATCCATTCCCCGCCAGGTAGGTAAGTCATTGATCGGCGGTCTACTCGCCGGTCTGTACGGATTCTTAGCCCATGTACCGGGTGCGCGCATTTTGTCTTTGGCATCCACGCTAGAGCAAGCCAACATCATTTATGACCGCGTATTGTTCGCCATCAAAAACAATCAGTTTCTAGCCACCCGATTCAAACGAGCAACGGAAACACGCGGCATCGTATCGGCGGATGGATCCGGAAGATACCAGATCATGCCGGCTAAAGAATCAGCCCTACAAGGTCACCCCATCAGCCTTTGCCTATTCGACGAACTCCACATCGCTAAACCGGGTATGTGGTCCGCCGCCGTTTTGGGTACCCAGGCGCGAACCGATGGCATTGTAATCGGTATTACTACTGCCGGCGATGATACATCCCGAACCTTGCTAGATCTATACAAGGTTGGTGAACAGGCGATAGCCGGCGATCCAGACCTAGAGCGTTTTGGTTTCTTTTGTTGGGAAGCCCCGCCCGGTAGCGCGGTGGATGATCCGGAAGCCATCAAGATCGCCAACCCCGCGGTGGAATGTGGTCGCATCCCATTAGCCGATGTATTGGCGGGTGTACGCACCATGCCGGAACACGAAGCCCGCCGGTATGTACTCAATCAGTTTATTTCTGGTGCCGCCCAATCCTGGCTACCGTCAGATCTGTTCACTAAGGCAGCCGGCAAGGGAATCACCAACCTGGACCGCCCTGTCTTAGCCATTGACCGAACCAAGAATCTTGAACACGCGACGATAGCCGCCGCGGTGAAGATCGGCGAGAAATACGAAACCGAGTTGGTCGCATCCATCAATCAGCCAATCGAGGATAAGTTATTTGACTTGATCCAATCGCTATACCTGAAACACGCTGCCGGTGCCATCGCCCTAGATTCGGGCGCGTTTCCCGGATTGGCTAAACGCCTGAAAGGTAAAGGCTATAAGGTTTACGAACTGTGGCACCGAGAGGTATCCACCGCTTGCAGTAGCGTTTACGCCATGTTCGCCCGCGGTGCAGTCACCCACGCCAATGACCCACTACTAAAAATGCAGATGCCGCGCGGCGTATCAAAATACCAGGGTGAAACCTGGAAGATCAGTCGCAAAGATTCCATCGGTGACATTGATGCGGTTTATGCGACGGTTTTAGCCCTGTATGTGGCGAGTTTGCAACACGCCGAAAGAATCCAAGTTTTTTAATACCAAGAAACTTGATACCTTTATGGTATGGCAAGTATTTGGCAACGAATGTTTGGAACAGCGGATACTGGGGAAACCCGCACCGCAACCCCATACATTCCATCGCGTGAGGCATCAGTAGCAACACCGGAAACGGCGCTATCCCTTACCGCGGTTTTCCGTTGCCTGGAGATCATCGCCACCCCGATCTCGTCAATGAAGATTCACACCTACCGCGACATGAACGGTACGGATGAAAAACTACCAAACTCGCTACTGATCAAGAACCCATCACTCACCGAATCGCGCCGGCAGTTTCTCTACTCCACCGTCACCGAAATGGGTTTGACCGGTGAAGCGTTTTGGCTAAAGACTTTCAACGCCCGCGGCGAGGTAGTAAACCTGACCTTGCTACCAACCAGCGCCGTCGGTATCCGCGTAGATGAAAAGAACAGCAACCGCTTAATCTATAACTACCTCGGTAAGGATTACGGACAAAACGAGTTTGAACACATCACCCTGTTCACTCGCCCCGGCTACCTACGCGGACTAAGCCCTATCTATACTTGCGCCAAAGACATTCAGTCCGCGCTTGATCTACGCCTATACGCACAGACATGGTTCACCGATGCGGGAGTACCAACCGGCATCCTAAAGGTAAACGGCGATGTCACCGCAGCGGAAGCCGAAACCATCCGCGGCAGATGGCACACCGCACAAAAGACCCGCCAGATCGCCGTACTAGGCAACAGCACCGACTACCAGGCAACCGCGCTAAACCCTAGCGAAGCCCTGTTCGACAAACAGCAGATGATCGCAACCCAGCAGATCGCCCGCCTATTCGGTGTACCAGCCCGCCTACTCCTAACTGGCGTGGATGGCACTAGCGATACTTACAGCAACTTGCAAGACGAACAACAGGTTTTCTGGCGGCATACGCTAATGAACTACACCGATCCGATACAGGATGCACTAAGCAACTGTCTGCCACGCGGACAAGAGGTCCGATTCGATTTCGAAGGACTTTTCCGCGCGGATGTCAAGAGCCGATACGAGTATTACAAGATCGGCATTGACGGCGGTTGGCTAACCGTAGAAGACATACAAAAGAAAGAGGGTTTAAGTGTCTGAACTAGAAACCCGCGAGTTTGAAGCCCGCGCAGATCTTGAAGCACGAACCATTACCGGCATCGCCGTACCATACGGTGAAACCGCAAACATCGGCGGGCAGTACGAGGAGAAGTTTGCCCCCGGTGCCATCCGATCAGTAGAAGATACCAAGTTGTTTTACGGACACGCCGAACCCATTGGCAAGGTCATTGAGGGTCGGGATACCGAGGCAGGTTACGAGGTAACCGCCAAGGTTAGCGATACTCCACGCGGCAACGAGGTACTAACCCTGATGCGCGATGGCGTACTAAACAAGTTTTCGGTTGGATTTATCCCAGTCGAATCAAAACGAGATGGCAATACCGTCACCCGCACTAATGTAGATCTCCGCGAGATCTCGGTAGTAGCGTTTCCGGCATACACCTCGGCAACTATCAATCAAGTACGCGAGGAAACCAACGAGGTTACTCCGGACACCAACGAATCACAGGAAGAAGAAAACCCTATGAGCGACACCACCCCAGAGGTAGATGTACGCGCGGTTCAGAACGAGGTAGCCGAGTTGCGCCGCGTTGTTGAAGCCGGTGTAACCATCGCCCAGCCAGCCGCCCCAGCATCGAAGTACCGTTCCATCGGTGAGTATGTTCGCGGTGCCATCAACCGCGAGGAAGATGCAATCGCCCTGTACCGCACCGCCAGCACCTCGGCAGATGCCGCAGTTGTAGCACCATGGTACGGCTACATTGACACCCTGATCGCAAACAACCGCCCAACCCTTAGCCTGTTCAGCCGCGCAGCACTCCCAGCATCGGGTCTGACCGTCGAGTACGCAAAGATCGCCAGCAACACCCTGGCAGTAGGCGAGCAGGACCCAGAGAACGAGGCACTATCGTTCGGTAACCTGACTTTCGAAACCGTATCCGCAGATGTAAAGACTTACGGCGGTTACACCTCGTTCAGCAAGCAGTATGTTGAGCGTTCGCAGGTAAACACCCTGGACCAGGTATTTAGCGGTCTGGCAATCTCGTACGCAGCCGCAACCAACGCCAAGGTTGTTGCAACCCTGGCAGGTCTGTCGTGGACCGGTAAGGTATTCGACGCAGACGGCGGCACCGCCGCCAGCCTCGCCGAGGGTATCGCAAACGGATCCTCGTACATCTTCCAGAACACCGGACTCCGCCCAGAGTTTATCCTCGCCGCGCCGGATGCCTATGTAAAGATCGCTACCGTAGCAGCCGCAGATGGTCGCCCAGTCCTTTCGATGAATGGCGATGGCGCAAACACCATCGGAAACGCAAACATCCCAGGTCTTTCGGGCAGCGTTTTCGGTCTGCCAATCGTAGTAGACCCAGCACTCGCAACCGGTGTATGCTACCTGGCTAACAGCGCAGCACTACTCACTATGGAGAGTGCCGGCGCACCTGTACGCCTGACTGACGGTGACATCACCACCCTGACCGACTCGGTTTCGGTCTACGGTTACATGGCAGTAGCCACCCCGCGCGTTGGCGCAATCGTCAAGTTGGATGTAACCGCCTAAAGGTAAGATCATGACCGTTACCCTTGCAGACCTACAAGCCTATGTAGGCACCGATGAAACAGGCATCTTTATTCAAGGATGCCTAGATTCGGGTACCGCATTGGTAACTAATCACATTGGCGCGGTAAGTACCGTTCCCGCATCCGTCAAGGATCAAGCGGTACTTATCGCGGCAAGTGAGATCTTTCACAGGCGATCAGCCCCTAACGGTATCTCGCAGTTTGCCAGCATGGATGGTAACCCGGTACGAGTCGCAAAAGACCCGATGAACGCCGTTTACCCACTATTGCGCCCCTATGTAGGGATCGCCGTATAAATGACCACCAACGAGATCACCGCATCAAAAACAGAGTTTGCCCTGGATCTTGCCAGCGCAGGTCTGTCGGTAGAGGTATCCACATACATCCCTGATCGCATCACTCCCCCAGTAGTGATCATGAAAAGCGGAAGCCCCTACCTGATTCCGGCAAGCGTCGGAAACGAATACTTGATGCAGTTTGATCTAGTTTGCGTCGTAGGTACAGCAACCAACAACCAAGCAACTGAAAAACTAGAAGCCCTAATAGAAGCAACGCTAAAGGCACTTCCCGGCTATGCCCAAATGGTATCTGTTGGACAACCTTACGCATTAGCCACTAACAGCGCCGAATACCTAGCGGCAGATATCAACACGAACATTCAAATCACCATTTAGGAGATAACCAACATGGCAGCATCAACCCGCATCAAAGCAACCAACATCAAGTTTAAGATCAACAGCACCGACTACGCTTGCGACGCAGATGGCGTAGAACTGACCCTAGGCGATGCGCCAGGCGATGTTCGCACCTTTTGCGAGGTCCAGACCGGGCAGCAATGGTCACTAAAACTGACCGGTATCGCATCCGGTGACACCGGCAGCCTTTACCAGTTGCTATTCGCAAACTACGGTACCGAGGTCGCGTTTAGCGTAGCCCCAGCCGGCAACACCACCGCAACCAGCACCGCACCGATCTACACCGGTACCGTGATCTTTGACCAGTTGCCACCGCTATCCATGACCGCCGGCGAAATCATGAAGTTTGAGGTAACTCTCACCGTCAAGAACGCCGTACACACTCCAGCGGCTACCCCGCCAGTATTCTTTGGACTTACCAAGACCGTTTCGTAAATCCAATGGCGGTAGACACCGGCGAACGGATCCGAGTCGAGGGTTTGCGAGAAACAATAAAAAACTTGCAAGCCCTCGGCGCGGAAAAGTCCGAGTTTGTAGAGATAAACCTAGAGGCAGCCGAAATACTTATGTCGGCAGCCCGCCCGCTTATCCCTGTAAAAACCGGTAACCTGGCGAACAGTATGCGAGCATCTAAGACCGCCAACTATGCCCAGATCGCGTTAGGTAAAGCCAAAGTACCTTACGCCGGTCCGGTGCATTGGGGTTGGTTCTATGACCGCAAGAACTTTATACAAAAGAACATCAAGCCAGCCTTATTCATGCCACGCGCACTAAAGGCTAACTTCCAACGCATCATGTCGCATTATGATAGTGCCATGCAGCGATTGCTAACTAAATACGAACTAGGAGAGTAAAAAGATGAAAATAGACATTGATTCCCTAAGCCTGGAAGATGTGGAGATGGTCGAAAACCTAACCGGTATCGGCATTGACCAGATTCTAGAGGCAGGGAAGCCAAAGGGTCGCGCACTCCGCGCATTTATCTATGTGGTAAAGCGTAAGACCGATCCAAACTACACTTTCGAAATGACGGGCAAGATCTCCGCAGGTGAGGCACACGCCATGTTCGAAACGGACCCAGACCCAAAAGACTAAGAGAGGAACAAGCCCGCAGGTTGGCGGCGTTTTGCCTGGCTACGAAGATGCAGCCAAGCGAGTACAAAGCCCTAACGCTATACGAGTATGTGGCGTTTATGGACATCCTGAAACCGGCTAACGATACTGATGGCTACTCTCAACTTTAAGTTTGTTGCTAACGATGCAGGTCTAAAAGACGGCATCAACCAGGCTAAAGGGCATCTAGACGATCTCGATGGTCACACCGGGCGCATTGGTGCAAATGTTGGTAAAGCATTTGCACTAATGGGCGCAGCCCTTTTGACATCCGGTCTAATCAGCGGTCTAAAAGACATGGTTAGTGCCGCCCAGGAAGATGAAATTGCCCAGCGACTACTGGCAACCCAGTTAGAGAACACCGTAGGCGCAACAAAGAATCAAATAACCGCGGCGGAAGATTTTATTACCGCGATGTCGCGCATGGCAGGTGTTAGCGATGATGTTTTGCGCCCAGCCCTATCCAACGCGGTCCGAGGCACCGGATCATTGGAAGACGCGCAGAAACTACTAACCATCGCCCTAGATGGATCTGCCGCATCTGGTAAACCTTTAGATACTGTCCTAAGCGCATTGATCAAGGCACACAATGGCAATGAAACCGCCCTGTACAAACTTGCGCCAGAACTAAAAAAGACTAAAGGCAACATAGATGATTTTGCCGAATCGGTAAAGGGTGCCGCCGCCGAAAGCCGCAATCCATTCGAAGCGTTTAAGATTTCGGTAGACGAAGCCAAGGAAGCCCTAGGCGCAAGACTATTACCAGTATTTGACAAACTCGTAGATAAGTTGATGCCACTAATCGATAAGTTGATGCCAGCATTTACCGCATTGGTAGACGCATTGATGCCGGTCATTGAAGCCCTAATAGATCCAGTTATTCAAGTAGTAACATCACTCACGCCACTATTGCCACTACTTGCAAAGTTGATTATCGCCATCACACCATTGATTAGCGAACTATTGCCGCCTTTGGTAGATCTATTTGTACAGTTGTTGCCGGTGATCATCCCAATCGTGGACATACTGACCGATCTACTTGTACCAATCATCAAGATTCTTGCCGGTGTTTTGAAGTCGGTTGTTGGATGGGTTGCCGATGTATTAGCAGCGTTCACCCCATTTGCTGCAAAGATCCAAAAAGCCTTTGAGGGTGTCGGCACATTTTTCAAGGGTCTAGTAAACGGTTGGACCGATACATTTGAGGGATTTGTAAACGGTGCCATCGACGGACTAAACGGCATCATCCGCGCAATCAATCTCGTAGGTAAGTATGGACCGATCAAGTTTTCGATTGGCACCATCGGACACATCAGCATCCCGAAACTAGCAACCGGCGGTATCGTAATGCCAACACCGGGCGGCAGCATCGTAAATGTTGCGGAAGCCGGCAAACCGGAAGCCATCATCCCCCTAGACCGACTAGGGAACCTCGGCGGCAACACTACCGTAAATGTCTATGTAGACCAGGCAGTATCAGCGCAAACCATCATTGATGTAATAAACAAATACTCGCGCAACACCGGTACGAGCGTGATGGGGTTGTTTGCATGACCAGCGTCGCCGATTTCAATGTAGCCACCGATCTAAAAGTAGAAATGTATTTGCCCTATGAGGCAGACAACCTTTTTATTATCGGCATCTCAAACATTGGCGG